AAATAACGCTGTTGTGATTGAAGCCTTCGATGGCGATCGATCAATTGGCAACATCCGAGGCCTGTTCATTTATGGACGTGTCCTGATGGTGCCATTACATCTTTTCCATGGACTGTCAGTAACATCGACCCCATTGGAACTGGTGTCAGCAGTAGGAATTAAAACGAAGGTCAACACATCGGAATGCGACGTAAGAAGTTTCGGTGATCGAGATGTCATATTCCTCAGACTCCCGAAACGTTTTGCGTGTCATGTCGATATACGCTCGCACTTCCATACTAGTGCAACGGTGAATCGCTATCCAATGGATGAGGCGATGTTGTGGGTCATTGATGGTGAGAATAATGGTAAGATCATTACATTGTGTAATAACATTAAGAAAGACACCATCTTGGACTACAAAGTTGCAGGATCCACAGCAACAAATACACGAACAGAAGAGCGTATACACGTTGTAAAATCATACGTGTACAATGGCCTTGCGTTGAGTGGCTATTGTGGTGCCCCACTGGTGTGGTTGAATCCAAGTGTACAAGGCGGGCACATTCTCGGCATACATGTGGCAGGAACACAACTACGAGGTCTTTCAACACCAATAACGCGAGAATTCCTCTATGAAGAACTCAAAGATTGGGACGATATTTCAATAACTGTCCCAACACTCGATCCAGATGATGGAGAAATGACTACACAATCAAAACGAGCAATCGGAAAAACATCTGGTCTACCTCACTTTGGACGAGTATCACAGAAAATGCAGGTGCGATTGCCCACACACACCAACATCATACGATCCCCATTGTATGGTGTGTTTGAGCCAACTACCGCTCCTGCACTATTGAGCCCAGTAGGTGAGATCAATCCACTCCGAAATGGCATCATGAAGCAGAAAGTGCCACTTGTTGTGTTTGAACAGGATCGTGTTGACGCAGCAGTTGCACACTTGATGAACGATATCATGTCATATGACTCACCATACAAGAACACAGAACGTCCAGTACTAACGGCACGTGAAGCTCTAAACGGTTTTCCCGGTGATAAGTGGACACCACCAATGAATCTCCACACTTCACCAGGTTATCCGTATATACATTCCAACACGAGTAAAAATGGCAAATTCGACTTCGTCAGTGGGGAGAGTGGCGAGAGAGAACTACATCAAATTGTGGCGGAAAGACTTGAAAAACGCCTGAGTGAGGCGCGTGATCGGAAAATTACAATGACACTATTTATGGACATACTCAAGGATGAGCGCGTCAAATTGGAGAAGGTGCGAATTGGCAAAACACGAGTCTTCAATGTGGCTCCATTCGATCTAAATGTTGCCGTGCGAATGTACTTCCAAAAATTCGCTTCGCACATTATGTCCGATCATGTATTTGGAGAGTGTGCCGTTGGCTTGAACCCGCATAGTGACGAGTGGGGAATGATGTACCACCATCTCAAGCATATGGGCAAAAATTGGATAGGAGGTGACTATTCCAATTATGACAAGCAGCTGTCATATCAATTGCTGCGAGGAGTCCTAAAGATCATAGACGCTTTCTACGATGATGGAAATGAAAATGTGCGTGAGTGCCTATTCGAAACAATGTTCTCAGCTTTTCATATTGCTGAGAGGGACGTGTATCGAG